CCGAAGTCATTAACGCCGTAGAAGTATTGGACTAACTGACCTGTTGAAGAATCTGTTTCTAATTCGGTGTATGGAAGTGCTGCCACAATCGGGAACATTCTATGTGTCCCGTAAACTCTAGGAACATTGCCGTACTTATTTATTGAATTTGATTGTCCTGCGATACTGTGCATTTGAGAGTCGGAATAATCATTCCCACCTGATCCAAATCCACCGAAACCTCCTGGGCTTGGCGGAGGTATAAGAGAATTTAAAATTAATGTTGCACCAATGGCGGCAACTGCGGAAGCGGCGGCTAATCCAAACGCCCCACCGTATGCTCCCCCTGCGAATAACCCGCCTGAAGCTGTCCCGCCTGAGAAATAAGTTACGGCTACAACGGCTAAGATAATAGCCACTTGTTTAAATATCTGCCCAAAACTTCCACCCCGTATTACTGGGGCAATTAAAATATTAGCGTCTTTTGAGACTTCGCAGTATTCCCAAAATTCTCTGGGGATTTCTACTCCGTCCACAAGAATACAAAAATGCTCTAAGACATTTTCGTTTTCAGCATCGAGTTTATTTGCAGATAGAACTCTTTTTATTAACTCTAATAAATTGGCATCATCTAAAAATTCAACTTTAGATGTATTACTTGTCATTGCGGTAAGTCTTAAATTAATCATTCACAACTCTATAAAATGAAGTTACAAGTTTTTCCCATTTGCTGAGGTTGTCAATATAGCATCCGTGGTGTTTAGAGGTGTGGAGTATTTTACCCTCACCTAAATAAACTGCTATATGTGACTCAACCCCAAATAACTTTATCAGTATAATGTCACCAAAGGCAGGAACTAAAACCTTTTTAAAATCGCCTTTATTAGTGTAAATGAGGTCACGGGCTATGTCTCTATCGTTTGGTATTTCTTCGTAGTATCTTCCAAGTTCTATTCCAAATTCCATTATGTAAAATTCTCTAGCTATACCCCAACAATCAAGAACCTCATAAGGTGTCCCAATCAATTTGGCATAGGCTGTCATTTAAAATAAACCAGGGTATAGGGTAGGAGTATATTTCTCTTCTGTCATTGCGGTATTCATAAAATCATCCATAAATATCCGAGCAGAAATTTTACTTGCGTTGTACGAGATGGTCCCTATTTTTAAATCATCTAAAGTTATCTGTACCTGATCGGGGTCGGAAGCCAGTACCATCTCTATTTTAATCCCTATCGGGGTTGTTATAGACCTTATCTCATCTATTAAATCCCTTCCCACATTGTCGAAGCTGATTGAAACTTCTCTGGCCGTTTCGCCATCATCGGCGGGTAATGTAATTTCCATTGGAAATGCGGTGAACCCGAACCCATTGGAAGTAATATTGGAAGCGTTATTTACTAATCTTTGAGTAGCTACGAAATCAACATGAGTTAATGTGACCAACATTAAGAAGGGATCAGAACTTTCCTGTCCATATAGTTGCGCTAATAATTCAGGGCTTAATGCGTTACTCATGGTTGTTCTTCCCAACTCATACTGACTGTAAAGTACAATCCACCCGCCGGAGAAATTTGTGGAACATCCATTTTGTATTCGGTAGTCACTTGGGTTATCGGATGAGCGAACTCAAAGGGCAATGTTCCACCACTAAGAGTAACATCATAGAAATTTTTAAATGTTGTGTAGAGAGATTTCTCCATCAAGATTGAGCATGATAATTTTTCGTATGTCTGAGTAGTTCTTCTCCTTCTCTTCTTTGGGCCAATATCAGTTTCAGATTCAATCCACGACTTAGGAAACTCGATAGCGAATCCCGATTCATTTAAAAGTTGTTCTAATGTTATAGGCCAAGTTGCTGCCATCTTATGCCCCTCGGCGGCTTACGCCGTAAATTTGTTTCATTGTTTTATCCATTCCGCCGTTGGCGAAAAGTTCTTTAGTTTTATTAGCTATGATTATATCTAAAACCTTTTCTCCATTCGGACCCTTAGATTCTGATTGAGAAATTTCTGCGCCTGAATTGTTAATTACATTTACTGTAACTCCTGACCCTGCACCGCTAACTCCCAGTTTACCACCAGGGCCTCTAGTTAAAGGAAGAATTGCCTCGGGGCCAGCTTCACCCATAACGCCTTTTCTTCCACCCGCCATTCCGAAAGCTGTGGCACGATTTACAATCCCTCCGTTAGCGAAGAATTGTGTTCCTTTATCCCACGCCCCGCCTAGTGCCTGTTTTCTCGGCCCAACAAAATTTGATGAGGATGCATCTCCCGAACCGCCAACATTAGACACTCCTTCTAATGACCTCAATATCCCTTGGGCCAATGGTTGGATTACCGCTGCTCTAATAATGATTCTTGTTAGGTCATCTAAAACTGCTTGTGCGAATTTCTTAAATTCAAATGTTCCCGTCTTAACAAATTCGAATAGCGTATCCTCAAGAGTATTAAATACTAATGTGATATTCCCTGCTATATTTTTTGCAAGTGTCCCAGAAGTTTCAATGTAGTTATTTACGCCTGTGTAAAATGCTGAACCACTATTGAACTCTTTACTTGTCTCTGTAACTTCTTTATGAAACTCCGCCGCTGAAATTCTACCCTGATTGAATTTATTTTTAAGGTCATCCAACTTCAATTTGTTTAAGGCTATGTCGTATTCATTTAACTTTATTATTCCGTATTCCAACTCTCTTCCGAGATTGGCTTCTTTAACTTTCTCAATAGCAGTATAGAGCGTAGTGGGTCCTTTCTTAATATTTATAGCCTTAGTCAATCTCAACAATTCAGAATTATATTTAGTTACGGATACAGTACCCTCTTCGAAAGAAGTATTTAAGTTTTCTAATTGTTTTTTTAATGTTGGCCCTGCAACTACAGCATCTTTAATTGTTTTTGTAGAAGCTGCTAAAGCATCGCCATAGGTTTTAAACGGAATAGAATTTTCTAATACCTTGCCCAACCCTATTACTTCATTGGCTAATGCTGTTGGTCCCCTGTCTTTTCCACCTTGGATTATGTCGAATAACTCTTGTGACCTAGTAGCTATTTGCTTTATACCTTCAGCGGTGGGAGCAATCTCCCTTTGGAATAACCCGAACCTATTTGCCAATCCCTCTATTGCAGGGAAGGCATCTAGTATATTTGTTTTTATAGTTGTAAACGCTTTACCAAAATCTATTATTTGAATTATGAATATTGCTAAAATACCTATAGCAATACCTACCCCTCCCGTGAAAAATCCACCTACTGCTATTCCGATATTGACTATGTACCCTAGGAACACATTTAACAACGGGAGGATAGTTACAAATATTTCTGCTAATTTTGTGTAGGCTTTTATTGCCCCAAGAATAGCAGCCCCGCCGATTATTAAATTTAAGTTTTTAAATACTATCGCAATCCCGTCAGCAAGTTTCCTGGTTATTTCCCAATCATTATTCAACTCATTTACTGAAAATTTTAAATCGTTAAACGCCTTAGTTAAGGACTCTCCAACAGTGGGTCTTAAGTTTTCTGCCCGTTGATTAATGACATTAAAGTTTTCAGCCATAGTTTCCAAAACAACCTTAGAAGTTATCTTACCTGTCTCTCCAAATTTTATTAGTGCGCCCCTTCCTATCCCTAATTTCTTAGCAAGCAATTCACCTATCAATGCGTTCTGTTCTAAAACGCTTCGAAGTTCCTGACCGCGCAATGCCCCTGATGCTAAACCCTGTGATAACTGAATAACTGATGCCGTAGCTTCTTCTGCGGTAGCTCCTGCAATCCTGAATGTATTCTTTAATGCAATGGTTAGTCCAAGTACCGCATCGGTACTTAAACCTAAATCTGATAAGGAGAATTTTAGTCTAGCGTATATAACCGCAATATCTTCAACACTGGAATTTGTCGCATTGGCAATGACTCGCAGTTTGTTAAGTGCCTCTCCCGCTTTTTCAATTGATCCTTCAGTGTTAACCAATCTGTCGTTTAGTTTCTGCATACTATCCACAGCACCGACAATAGATTTTATACCTACGCCCAATACTGTCGCACCCAATACGGATTGAAATAAGGTCTTAATGCTTCCAAGGGATGTAGAGGTTTCTTTAGTGGTCTTATTCAATTCTTTAAAGGAGTTTTTTAAACTTCTTAAAGTCCCATCACCATTGACATTAACCCTTAGCTCTATTTTTCGTACTTGTGTTTCCGCCATTATTGCTTCCTTGTGGGGTAGGTTTTACTGGGGCCTTCTTAGATGTTAGGTCCAATAATCTGCTATCCATTGCACGAATGATATGAATAAAATCTTCAAAATCTTCTTCGCTCCCACCATAAATCTTAAAGTATTCTGTGATAGAAGTAAAAGGTATTGGCCCCTCCCCATTCCGACAAGTCGTTAGTTCCATGAACGCATCTCGGTAAAAGGTAAATGGTTCAATATTAGGTTGTAAATCTTTGGGGGGTATTTTCCCTTGGCTTAATAGTTTGTCGTACCAACCACTATTAATCTTCTCCCCCCAGGTGTGTGCCCACTCCAACCATCGGGCCATTAGTTTCCCACATCTTCCTTAAAGTTAGCGAAGTCTGTTGCGTACTTCATTAGGGCCTCGAATACTTCAGGCAAACTCTCAAAGAATTTAACCGCTGTTTCCACAGAGTATTCCGCCGCCTTCCCATCGATCTCAATCCCTTTCCAATCAATTACAGATGATTCAACGAATACCTTAATCATAATTCTTTTCTGGTCATTCTCTGGCATTGTGTCATTTTCAATCATTCGGGCATAAGGTTTATAAAGTTTTGCCATCGCCAGTTTAACCTTAGGGCTATTGGCCCCGCCAAATCTTCTGACAAGAAAACCAATATCTGAAGAAACCTCGAACCAAACTCCATCGGCTTCATGTTTTGTACTTGTTTTGAATAGTGAATCTAAATTAGTTTTCATTTATTGCTCCTAAGATTTTTTATTAATGAGCTCCTATTTTTCCATTTAAATCTGTAGGAAGTCAATAAATAAAAAAGGCCCCAATAAAGGGGCCAATAGGCTTTAATGAAATCGTTGGTAAACGATATTTGCAATTGCGGGTAGGAAGCCTGTAATAAGTTTGTTTCTTTTTTCAAACTTATTCAACATTTAATTAGCTTCTATAAATTACAATAGCTGATTCCCCATTATTACCTACGCGGGCAGTACCAGACATATCCAAAGATATTTCTTGATTAGCCCCACCGCTCGAAGGATCGGCGAACGAGACCTGAATTGCAGGAAGGTAAAACCCATACCATCCATCAAGGTTCTTAACCATGAAACCTACAGAGAAAGCTTCCTGTGATAGTTTCTTAGCTAGTAATCCCCAGTTGATGTTAGATAGGTATGTACTCATGCTGATTTCGATTGCCGCTGTTCCTGGCGAATAATCTTTTGGAGCAGCTTCACCGATACAAGTTTGAGGAATGTAATTATTATTCAAGCTGATTGCTAATGACTGAATACAAAAGCTAACTTCATCTAATGTTCCAAGAACATCAGAATTAATGAATGGCATATCAATTGAACCGTTCATTGAGTTAGTAGTTGCCGCCGCCAAGATAGTTTTTCCATCAGTAATAAATTCATTTGAAGCATCAGCATTTTCATACTTAGTTCCGTTGAATCCAAATTCACCTGTGATGATTTCTCCGTAAGCTACATTCAATGACATTGTATTAACAACTTCACCTTTGTAGATAAGGGCCTTAGTAGTTAAATCCGTAAATGCTTTTTCCAGTGAGTATGATTTTTTAGTTGAACCGATTGTTAATTTATCAGCGCGAGTGTAAATGTTTGCAGTATCAATTTCAGTTACAAGAGTATCGTTAGCGACAACTCTGATAACAGTGTTGGAAACAAATTCCATGATCTGTACTTGGCAATTGTTTCCTGCGTTTGTAAATCCTGAAAGAGTTAGTATGTCCCCAATCTCCAATGCCGCTGACCAAATTCCAGTAGCTCTTGTGATTGTTTTTGCAGTTCCGTTTATAGTTAAGTCAACTGTAACTGGGGCCAATACATCCCAATCATTTAACATTGCACCTTCCATCAATTGATCTATCGCTGATTCTTTCGCAAGTTCGAAACTCAAAGAACCTTCTACAGTTAAACCAGTTACAACTTGACCTGAACTCATGCGGTCGATTCTTATTTGTTTTGATTCTGTAGTTTCAGGAGTTGCAGATAATGATTCAGAAGTAAATCTCACTGAGGTAAAATCCCCGTATCCAGTTGCTAAGAATAAAGCTGATGCAGTTACTTGTGTAGCTGCCCCTGACCCTGAAATTGCTACTGATATTAAAGCTGATGCTGCCACTGAAGCATCTACCGCAGTTTTAATTTGAGTTGCTGTAGATGTACCACTCTGAATTTGTACGCTGATTGCGTTTCCAACAACAGTTACAACTTCTGATCCCGCTGTTCCACCACCAGTATATGCGATAGAGATTAAGTTTCCTGACTCCCCATAAGCATCGGCGGTATATGTTAAAGCCTGAACAACTAAAAATGCTTTTACTGCGGGAGTAACACCTAATGTTTGTTCCTCTACTAAAACTACTCTGACCGAATTTGATGAACTCATCTTATTATCCCCTTATAAATTAATATCGTTTTGGTAATCAACTGTGAATGTACAAGCGGTGTATCCCCCAGAAAAATTTAAGGATATACCGTTTCCAAAATTAGGCGGTGAAACCGCTTCAATAATTATAGTTCCAATCCTTTGTCCCCTAAATATTGTTCTGGCACTCTCCGCCCTATCTAGTATAGCATTATGCCCACCTAGCTTGGCAACCGAAACAATGTGCATATAGAAAACCCCGTTCTCCCTATAAGTTCCTTTTGCGTTACCCGCCCTAACATCTACGGGAACTTCATCCGACCCAATGAATTGAATCCCGACCCAATCATCCCCAGAAGCTATGTCATGGTATGTCAATAAATCTTCCAGTTCTTCAAACTCCGCTGTCAGGTCAATAAACTTTTCAGAGGGAAGTTCAGCGGCGATAAAATTTATGACGCTATCCCTTACAAATTTACTACTCATAATTTACTCCCACCTGTAATAGCTTCGCTTATGACTCTCACCAATATGCTAGGGTAGAAATAAGGCTTCCCCAACCTAGACTCTATTCCGCTGTTTGTTTTGTATGTCCTATTATTCCCAGTTAGCCCCGATAGCCCACTCTCACCACCCACAATAAAATTAAATTTTATGTAGGCGTTCTTGCCATACTTTCTTTGGGCTGCCCTCTCTGCCAGAACATAAACCCCATTCGGAACATTTACCTCACCCAATCTTTTACCATGTCTCTTATTTACCTTGGGCTTCTTTCTCCCCCTGCTAACTCCATGCCTTTCTAGCTTCCTAGCGTATGGCGCAATGTTTACAAATCTGATAGTATCACTATGCTTAAACTCTGCGGTCTTTAAAAAGTTTTTTAATTGTTCTTCGTTCTCTGCCACATTTTTATTATTAACTAAAACAATATTTTGTCTCGAATAATACCCTGTAGTTATTGGGGATTTTAAAACAATAAAGTTATAAATCCCTAGTACCATATCGCTAATCCCAACCTTGGCAACTACATCTACGGTTCCAAAGGGATTTACTAATTCAAGTGGCTTTCTAGTTGTACCGTCTACAAAATATCTCGGATTCTTATCAAATCCTTTGGCCTGTTCTTCTCTTACCGCCGCTTTAATTGTAGAGACTATTGTTCCTTGCAGAACTCCCAATAAATCTTTGTGAGTTAGTTCTCCATTAATGTCACTATCTAAATTCCAATTGGGGGCTTTCTTCCCCTTCTCGAAAACTTCTAATGTTACTGCTTGTGCGCTCACGATGTTCTAACCCTATAGCCAATTATTGCCCCGCCGAAACCAAACATTTCTCTGACCTCAGTCACAATCATAGTTCCAATTTCAGTATCCTTTATCCTATCGCCTTTTTTAATTGCAGGGTAATAAACTAAATCTAAAACAGATTTAGATATTACAAATTCTTTACCCTCGATTGTTATCTCTTCTGGGGCGGCAGTATTTCTAAAATAATTACCAGGAGATGCTTCTATGTTTGTAACTGCAATTGCATATAGCTCTCTGTATTTTGCAATCATGGTTACAGAAGTTATTGCTGTTGCCGATGAAACTATTTTAGCCACCCGTAAATTATTCGTAGCCAATGCAGGGGCAGTTGCTCCGTTTGCTACGGCAGTATATGTGGTAACCCCCAATGGGGTTATGTCTAAATAAGTATCTTTTGAAGCTGTATATGTAATGCTTGCCGATGCAACAACGATTCTCACTCCCAGTATGTAGGCTACCCCAGAAGATAGTGCCGAAACTAAAGTTGCAGATGTGGCGGGTAAA